ATCTCTTCTCCGCAGGCTGAACGTTTCATTTCCTCTCGCTTCCAAACAGAACAAGATAAACTTATGGAAGCGCTCTCTAGGCAAGACCCTGACAGACCTTATGCTCCCATCTCGGTCCCTGCACAAGCAATGCCCGCAGCAAAAGAGATTGAGGCACCTATTGACCTTGCCCCGCCAAGCATCCCGGCACCTAAGGATTCTGGTAGAGAGCCTACACAGATTAGCCAGCCTACACCCGTTGCAAAGCCTGCTCCTGTCCGTGAAGAGCCTGACAGAACGCCCTCGGGTAAATCTGGCTACAGCGGCACTCCTGTAGAGACCCGAGGCAAATAAAACTGTTGACAGGCTATCTGAAATATGATAGTGTGCCATCACACCCCCTTACATCACAACTATAAGGCTACCCAGCAACAGTGCTGGCCCCAACATAAAGGACTACTTATGTCTGAAGCACAAGCAGTAGATTCTGCCTCTCATCGTCGCAATGCAGCAAGAGTCGAAAGAGAAGAAGCAGAACTCAAGCAACTCATTGATCAGCATCTTAAGGGCGAATCTTCTGAGGAACCGCAACAAGAGGAAACTCAAGAAGCTGCACCCCAAGAAGCTACGGAGACTCGCGCTCCTGTTGAGCAACAAGCAGAAGAGACGCCGCAAAAAGAAGAGCCTGTCCTGACAAAGGAAGAGGAATCCTTCAAGAAGCGCTATGGCGACCTTCGGCGTCACATGCAAGACAAAGAGCAAGAGTTCAAGCTGGAGCTAGAGAAGCTTAAAGGACAGCTTGAGAAAGCTACCAAGAATGAGCTTGTGCTGCCTAAGAGTGAGCAAGACATCGCTGCCTGGGCTAAGAAGTATCCTGATGTTGCAGGTATCATTGAAGCGATTGCTGATAAGAAAGCACAAGAACGCTCCAGTGATATTGATAAGCGCCTGAAAGAAGTAGAAGAACTGCGCTCTCAGGCTAAGCGAGATAAAGCTGAAGCGGAACTGATGAGCCTGCATCCTGACTATGCAGACATTCGTTCTGATGACGCATTCCACACATGGGCTGAGTCACAGCCTAAGTGGGTACAAGATGCACTCTACGAAAACGTAGACGATGCTAGGTCGGTTGCACGTGTGATCGATCTGTATAAGGCGGATAAAGGTATTGCCAAGCAGAAGACTACCTCCAGCGATAAGGCTGCAGCCTCTTCTGTTAATGCCCGCACCCGCAATACACCTGAAGCTGACGAAACCAAAACTTACTTCCGTGAGTCTCAGGTGAACAAAATGTCTACTCGTGAATACGAAAAGAATGCAGATGCAATCATGGACGCTATTCGCAGTGGCAAGTTTATCTATGATGTGTCAGGTAAAAAATAGTACTTGACAGGCCAACAATCATAGGTATAACTATAGACATACATAACTTAGTCGCTCTAAGTGTGTGTCTTTAACCATCAAGACAAAGCCGCAAAGACTTACCCATAAGTTCAGGCCCAGCGCTACAAAGTCGGCCAACTGAGTAGCTACGCTGACCACCCTGCAACAAGTGGCCTCTTTCGTGGATATGACTGTCTTCTCTCTACCATAGCCATATCTATAGAAGGAATCAAACTATGGCTTTCGCTTCTGTTACGGGTTACGGGAACCTGCCCAACGGCAACTTCTCCCCCGTCATCTACTCCAAGCAGGTTCAACTTGCATTCCGCAAGTCTGCTGTTGCAAACGCAATCACCAATAACGACTACTTTGGTGAGATTGCAAACCAGGGCGACACTGTTCGCATCATGAAAGAGCCGGAAGTGACCGTCAACGAGTACGCTCGTGGTAAGACCGTTGCTACTCAAGACCTCACTGACACGGACTTCCAGCTTACCGTTGACAAAGCTAACTACTTTGCCTTCAAGCTGGATGACATCGAAGAGGCTCACAGCCACATCGACTTCATGAACCTGGCGACCGACCGCGCAGCTTATCGTCTGGCAGACCAGATGGACAAAGAAGTCCTCGGCTATCTGTCGGGCTACAAGCTGACTCCGGCAGTTTCCGGCTCTCCGACTGAAGCTGAAGTTGCTGACACTGTGAACGACACTGTGTCTGGCACCAAGGCAAACTCGTCGGCTGGTAACGACGAACTGCTGGCAGCTAACAAGCTGAACAAGGGTGACTTCGGTAACATCACCACCACTGGTGCTGACGACCATTCGATCCCTGTTGCTCCGCGTCTGCCGGGTGCGACTTCTGTTTCGGACACGACTGCTACCCCGCTGCAAATCATTGCACGTATGGGTCGCCTTCTTGACCAGAACAACGTTGACACTCGTGGTCGTTGGATCGTGCTTGACCCGATCTTCATCGAAATGCTGAAGGACGAAGATTCGCGCGTCCTGAACGCTGACTTCGGTGGTGCGGGCCTCATGAACGGTCTGGTCCTGTCCAACCTGCACGGCTTCCGCGTGTACCAGTCCAACAACCTGCCCTCCGTGGGTACGGGTGCTGGCACCACTGGTACTGCAAACCAAAACACCAACTACGGTGTTATCGTTGCAGGTCATGACTCCGCTGTTGCAACTGCTGAGCAGATCAACAAGGTTGAGTCGTACCGTGACCCCGACTCGTTTGCTGACATCGTGCGTGGTATGCACCTCTATGGTCGCAAAATCCTGCGCCCGGAAGCACTCGTTTCGGCCAAGTACAACGCAGCCTAATCGCTGCACAGTTAGGGGCTGGCTTCGTGCTGGCCCCTTTCACACATCTAGAGAAACAACAAGAACAACAATGATATTCCTCT